AAACAAGGAGTTGCTATTGCCAGGACTGTTAATAAATTAGTCAAGGGGTCTTTTAAGGGCGCAGCAACTTTACTTGATGCTGTGATGAAGTACAAGTTAACTAAGTTTGGTGGAGTACTGGGCCTTTTACTTGAAGGTGGTCAACTTGCATATCTGAGCGTTGAGATAGATGCCATGAAGGAGTTAGGTGAGCTTAATGATGAAGAAGCAGCTGCTCTGTGGCAATATTCCATAAAAATGGCTGGAGCATCAGTTGCTGGAGGACTAGTTGTTGGTACTCTTGGTGCTGCTGCTGGGGGAGGTTGGTTTTCTGTTCCTCTTGCCATTGCTGGCGGTATTGCAGGATCAACCCTTGCTCAGAAAGCAGTTGAGATGACTTCAACTCTTCCTAGTAGTTTAACTACTGAGATCACTCAGGTAGAAGCTGATAAACCTTCGGCAATGTCAGTTACGTCTCCAGGTAAGATTACTAATAAGAGGCAAGAGAAGGGTAAGAAACAAGCAGCTAGCAGTGCATCTTCTGTTAAACCTACGGGAGCTGGTACATCAAGTGGCGCCGGTGCTACAGGTAGTACTGATAAAGCAATGAAGTACTTCATGTCCAAGGGATGGACTAGAGAGCAGGCTGCTGGCATTGTTGGTAATTTACAGCATGAATCAAACATGAAGACCAACATAGAGGGTGATAAAAATAACAAGAAAGGATCTGCATGGGGAATTGCTCAGTGGCGTACAGAACGGTTAGCCAAGTTTAAGGAAATGTATGGTAAAGATGTTAAGGATGCCTCATTTGAAGAGCAGCTAGATTTTGTTCAATGGGAATTGACCCACGATGAGAGATCTGCAGGAGGATTACTACAGCAGGCAACAACAGCCGATCAAGCGGCACTTGTGGTCGACTGGTACTATGAGCGATCTGATCGCAAGGCTACAACAAAGAGACAGGCCAATGCATTAGCCCTGATGGGTATTACTGCAGGAGCTGATACTCAGATGGCGACAAATGCAGTAACTACAAAACCACAGGCATCTGCAACAGATACAGCTAACAATAGTCGGCCAAGCAAACCATACCCAGATACGGCCATGGTTGCAGCTAATGGTAGTCAGTCAAGCAATATATCCTCAGAGGATACCTCACCTGCTGACAACACCATGAGTTTTGCTGATCGGGTGGCTGCCAAGAGTAAAGCTCGTCAAGAAAGAAAAGATATTGAGTCTTCTTTTGACACTACAGCAGAGATGAAAAAGCCTGCCGCTGTCGAAGATAAAAAGATTGGTCTTGGAACAAGTTTGATGGGGTTTCTACATACCAGTCAAAGCGATATCACAGCTCAGATACTAGAAGGTCTTAATGAAATACAGCAGTTTGATATCCAAAAGAATGTGTCTACTCCTATGGTTATTAACAACAAAGGTGGGGACACTATAGTAAGTAGTTCCAGTGGGGGAGGTGGGGGTGGGGCTTCCTCAAGCTTCGCTCCCATAGGTATGTCGGCTGGATATGACTCTCGGTTCAAATCTCTTGCAGGAGTAGGATAATAAAAAAAGGGGCCTAGGCCCCTTTAATTTAGTCGTCGTTGATTAGCGACTTGAATGCTGCAATATCGTCATCATCCTCGTCTGCATCCCAAGGCGCTTTAGCCTGTGGTTTAGCAGCCACACTAGCTACCTTAGCAGGCTTGGCTACCTGCTCAAACGTCTCACCATCATCAATCGTACGATCAGCAATGTTCTGTGATTGACGCGGAGCTCCACCATCCAAAGCCAGCACACGATAGAGCTTCTGCTTCAACTCATCATAGCTCTTGAAGTGCTTGTCATCCAAGAATTCTTTGAGTGAATTCTCTTGCTTCCAGATACTTTCAAGTTCACTGTCGTCATCCAACAGCGGGGCTGGAGCATCAAACTCAGACTTATCGTAGTTACGATATCCTTCCACATTACGAATCTTCAGCTTGAAGTTGGCACCAGCCCAAAAGTCAAAAGGATTGACTGGCTTCTCATCTTCAAACTCAGGGTTCATTGATGCGTTCAGAATATCAAAGATTTTCTTGCCATACTTAAACAAGAACACCTTACCTTCGTTCTGAGGATTAGCTTTATCGCTAACAACATAGATGTTGCTGATAAAGTTGAGCTTACGCTTCTGTGCGCGTACTTGAGCTTTGTTTGCTTCAATACCGGTGGCCCACAGTTGACTATTATACTCTGATACGGGATCAGCTTTGCCAACAGTAGTGAGAGAGTTCTCAATATACCATTGACCACCAGGACCTTTGAAGCCATGGTTAAAGATACGTACGAATGGGACATCTTCTCCATCTGGAGCAGGGAGGAAGCGAATAACAGCATATCCGTTACCTGACTTATCAACAGCAGGCTGCCAGAAGCGTGTGTCTGGCTCGCGGGGATTGCCCTCCGGATTTGCTAACTTGGATACTTGTTGGGTGATCTTATCGAGACTTGTCTTAGTAGACATTTTGAGATTTGCAAAACTTGACATCGTATTTTCCTTTATGTGTAAACGTATGATAGTATATTAGTTTGTCCACCTAACCAATAATAAAGATAGTATACCCTGTGTAGCTAATTAAGGCAACAGTTAAACTGCCAACTTTCGTTCCACAAGTATACTGCGGTATTTATCTTCCTCGTACTGAAGAAATGGAGTTAACTTCTCCAATTTTACCTTTTCCTGCCGCCACACAGGATCCGACAACTTTGAATCCCAATACTTGAACATGAACCCTTTTTGGATCTTGTTCACAATGATAATGGTCTCTGCACAGATATCTTTGGATAGATATCGTTTAAACAACTTTGGATGTTGACCATCTACTACGGACATCTCCTTTACTTCCTCTACCTTGTCAATATCGTTTTTGAACGTGTATGACAGGGATTGCTTACGTTTCAGCCACTCGGTGTATTGCTTCTCTGCTGCCTGCTCGTTGACAAGGTCTCCGACCCATTTGTCTCCTCCGCAGAGGTTAGCTACTAGGAACCCTTCAATATCTTTATGTTTTGATAACTTAGTAAAAAAGTATCTATCAGACCTCTTCTCAAACGATGCATAGCTTGCTCTGACCTTGCCGTTGTATTTAAAGTAGTCGTACGTATCTGATTGGAAGTGCCTTTTCAGAGCACAGTACATCTTATACGCTTCGTAGTCTGTCATATAGGTAGTTTCTGGGTTTTAGGTAGATAGTTGAGATGCTCTGCTTCATCCTGAATAGATGCTTTGAGTTTGGAATTATTTTTAATAAGAGATGCCGCAGTTTCAATATCTACCCCATTCTTCTCACAAAAATATACTACCGCATCAATATACTCCATTTTCTTTTCTAAGACAAGTGTTTCAATCTCTTTCGAGAATTCAACTATACTACTAAAATTAAGGTCTGTGATCATGCTTTTTTTTCCTAGAGTAAAAAATGTGCTGCCCGATCTTTATATTTCTATGTAGCTTCCAACGGGGATTAATATACGCAGCATGAAAGAACAAAGATCCCTTAGTTGGGTCGTATCTCTTACTGGTGTTATGATGCTCGGCTATTTCTCTAGCCATATTTTTAATGTGCTGATATTGGTCTTGGTTGTTAATGGCAGGACCCCTGCCCTTCTGGCAGACCCAGGAGAACTGGCATACACTACCCTCTCGCTGATACACAACACCGCAAATAGTTTTAGGAAAGGCTGCATCCGCAACTCTATTCATAGTTACAAACCCAACAGCCTTGATACCCATATCGGGTTCGTTCTTGGCTTCGAAGTACATATTCTTGGCAAGGCACTCTAGCTGCTTTTCCGATATACGGGCCACCGTATGAGGCGTTTCCGCAGAGACATTGTCTTCTACGTTATTGCAGGCGAATGCGAGTGAGCACAGACCAAGAAGTGTAGTAAGCACTAGCTTTTTCATGTTGACTACCTCTTTGTTTATTTTATTATTTTGATACGTAGGAATACAACTTTCAGTATACTGAATATTGATGGTCACAATGTCATCCTTATCAAGTGCTGCCAATTGCGAACTGGGCCGTAGACCCTATTGTAGATAGTAGTATTTATGTCTGAGGAATTTGGGACCTGCTTCTGTTGCCAAGTGCAGGTCAGACTCCGGTCAGTGTTTAAGCTGCCAGCGCGTACTTATTATCGTTTGCGTTTATGGTTTTTGCTTGATTTACAGTCATCGCCTACTGTGTTGCCGTCTCTACTATCTCACGCTGTCGAAACCAGGTCATCCCCATCAGAAACACACTACTCTCTTTATGGTCGCTGCCGCGGAACAGCATCGCAATATGTTTCTGGTGGAGATGGAGGGAATCGAACCCTCGTCCAACATGCCTTCGCTTTGAAGGGATTACAACAATTCTTTACTACAATTACTATTTAGCGATTAGCAATGTACATTGTGATTTCAAAGCCAAAACGCAGATCTGTTGCTGCTGGTGTAGTCCAATTCATTTAAATCTCCTAGAGTAGAGGCACTATTGCCTGTTATATGTATACCATATACGTGGTGTTCTGTGTAGTGATAATCCTCAAACCCATGTACGTTGTATTACCATATTCTACACCAGTTCTTCAATTACTCCAAGCACTTCTGCTACGGCCAGAGCAAAGCCGGCCGACAGCAAGAATACATCACTAGTTAGCATAAGACAGGTAGCTGCTGCTAATCTCATAAAGCTTTTGGCTAGGCTAACTTGAAAGTGTCGTTTAGCGTCAGGTTGTTTCATTTTTGTGTAATCCATTCACCAAGTTTAGAGAGATCCTTACCGGCACCAGATACGGTGCCACCGACTGTACCACATCCAAGTAATGAACCAAGTAAGAACATTCCTACCACGATGCATACGAACCATCCAAATAATCCCAGGCTATCATCATCTGATTCAGGTTCTGGGGGGCTGGTAGGCCACTGCCAAGGTGGAGGACTGCCTTGGCAGTTGGTACACAGCAAAGTACCGTCAGGGATGAGTTGTTTGCACACTTGACAAGTAACTTTGCTCATATTATGCCATCTCTGCCATTGCAACGGCTGTCTCAAGAGCTTTTACTTTGAGGCCTTTATTAGGACCATACCAGGCTGATGTAAGGCGACCTTCCTGTGTACGGCCAATAACGTGGTCAGTTAGGTAGGTTACAGCGTTGAATGCTGACCACCACGAACCTTCAGCAAACGATGCACCAGGTTGCTGTTGCAGTGCTTGCATTGCAAGAGTAGCTGACTGGGACAATTCCTTCTTTTGCTTAGTTTCTTCGTTCTTAGAGCGGCCATATGCATTGACAGGGAAGATACGATTGAAGTATTCCTTGACTGTCTCGCTCTTATATTTCTTAGAACCCAAGAATTTAGCCATTTCCTTGTACTGTGCCAGCTTATCAGAGGCAACACCCAGCATCTGCTTCACCTGATCGCCATCAAACTGGCGGCGATGGGACACTTTTACCATGTTATCTTCTTTAGAAGAGAGTGACAGCGTGAGGGTATTATTGCAAACCACGCGAATTGGAGTGAATCGCACGTCGATTGACTGACCAAACTTGTGGGGGAGTGTAAAAAGAAGGTAGGAATCGACCTGATCCCCACCAAAAACCTCAAAAGACTCATTAATCTTAGCAAGAGCCCATACAATCTGGCCGTTTTTAAGGGATCCTGCCGTATGCATGGCCATATCACCCGAGCAAACGAAGTCATTGAAGAACTCGAATGCTTCTTCATTCTGCAGGGGGTTCCAATCTTGCGACACTACATCCAGGATACGGCCATCAGACGAGCGTACCAGGGCATCTTTGCCGGTATACACTTGTTGTCCTTGGATGTTTGCAAAGGTTTGAATCTTATCTACTGACCAGTCAAGGCCTGCTGATTCGAGCATTTGTGCTGGGGACAGGTCTGCTGGGACTTCTTTGCCAAGACCGTGCCAAGGGGTTTCGCCTGCGTACGCCATTGTTTCAACTAAATGTGCCATAATATAATCTCCAAGTAGAATTCATTAATATCAACCTCACTACAAAGTCTATTCTCAACATAAAACGATATTAAGTCAACAGATATTTCTGCCGGGGGTGGTTATTCCTTCATAGTAAAGCTGCTTCCGCATCCGCAGGTAGCGGTGACGTTGGGGTTGCTCACTTTAAACTGTCCGCCAGTAAGGGTACTTTCGTACTCTACCACAGATCCGGTTAGGTATTGCATTGATATGGCGTCGACCCAGAATTTAAATTGGTCATTGGGTACCACGAAGTCGTCCTCTTCTTGGGTATCGTCGAGTGCAAAGGAGTAGGAGAATCCAGAGCATCCGCCTCCTTGGACGGAGAGGCGAAGGGCTGCGCTTCCATCGGATTCTTTGGCCAGGATGTTAGCCACCATATCCTGTGCTGCTTTAGTAAGGGTAATCATTAGTACCTTTAGGTGACTAGTTTGAGGGTAGTTCTTTTTTCGCTCTCGAGTATTTCTCGAATGCGTTTATTGGGTCCGCCGTAGGTAAAGCACATTTCATCCCATCCAGTAATAGTTCCATCTGCTGGATTATAGTCTTCGACGGTATACTGGGGGTCAAGGGTAGTCATATCATTCAGAGCCTCGCGAAAGTACTTTCGGGCAATATCATAGGAATCATCATGTTCTGTGCAGTAGATAACATAATCAAACTGGACAGTTACTTTTTTTAGGCTGGTCATATAATCACCTGTACGATAGAGTATAGAATTATACCTAGAGCGCCCACGATCAGGAGTCTGGTAACAAGATTGATTCCCGCCGGATCCGGTTCTGCATCTTTGCGTAGTCTAATAACGCAGTCTCGTCCTTGGTTACAGTCTCCGTTGCAGCAGGTATTCATGATAGTGTATTCCCTTGGTTGCTAGTATTAGCGTTGGTATTAGCCACTCTTTTCTTTGCGGGGGGATATTTAATGCACCAGAAGCATCTCTTGTGGGGGTTATTACCTAGCCACAACGAGAGATCAACAGATTGCTTCCCGCAGCTGGTGCATTCAAAGTTAGTACTACTCACCGGATGGCTTTTTAAATGCTCCCAATAGTCTTGCTTGAATATTTTTAGCAAATCCGGGTTGTGGGAAGTTCCAGCCAATAAAGGCTCCGACTGCCATCCAGAATAGTGTCTCTAGCATTTTATATCTCCTAAGATGAATACGTCTATATGTAACATACCATAATAATGATCAAACATAGTATCCAGAATACCAACATCTAGTCACCCATACCTGGGATATGAGCAACAACGACCATATTGATCCTCAGCTCATCAAACGATGCCTTTGTGGTATATTGGGACTTGGGGCCACTTTGTTCTGGGGGAGGGTAGTACTGTCCAATCCCTTCTAATACTGGCTCTTCAATTCCATACTTCCTTCTCAGAGTAGCCTGGTCGGTCTGACTACCTAGAGAGTTGATACAGTCTTCAATTAAACGAATAGCAAATAACTCATGATCAACATATCCGGCCTCATTCAAACATTGATCGGATATACTCTTGATCTTATTATTCATCTGCTCCCTTAATTAAGTCTAATGCGAATACTGCGGCTTGAAGACAGAGATGTCCCCCCTCTTGACAAATATAGTCTCTAACATAGACTCATACTCATCATTATTTAGACCGGTCCGGTATAATGCTAACGATACTGCCATCATTACCCCGGCTACCTCAAAGGGATGATAGTTCTCTGAAAGCTCTACCGTATACTCTAACATCTTCTGGTATAACATGGTAAGATGCTCCTCCTCTGCTTCAGTGGTAGCCAAGGTTTCTTCCGGGGCTGGTGTTGTCATGTACTCTTCTCCTCTATACAGTTGTAAAATAGGTATACCTTGGATCCTAGTAAGGAGCCTCTCCACAGACAGCAATCAAATCAGCAACCGAAAGAGCCTTCTTCTTCTCTCTCTTGACTACTGTGATTTTGTACCCCTCTTGGAGAAACTTCTCTGCCGCATCCATACTCCAGAACTTACGCAGCAATACCCCCTCATCATCATAAAGCCAGTATCTCATAATATTATCTTTTTAGTAACGCGCATATTACAGTAAAAATTCCTAAAAAAAATTTAGCGTGAGATGGAATTATAAACCAGCTCGGTTGAAAAGGCCCCCCGGCAAGATATTTTGAGGAGGGTAGAGGGGTGTAGAAGAGGGGCCGGCTACTAAGGCGTAGTTGATTCTAGGGCCACCGGTTTCGTTTGGCCCCCCGGGGGCGTTTTGCCCCGGGCAGGACTGCCCCTGCTACGCTGCGTACGCTAGCTGTGCCTCTTCCTGCTCCAGGAAGTCGATCTCATCTGGCATCACCAGGGACACATAGGCAGCAACGTCGACCAGCTTAAGGCCTGTTGCTCTTGCTATCTGCCGCACGGTCATGCCTTCTAGGGTCATGTCTTCAATGTCTTGCGCCAGCATTGCCATCTTACTCATCGTTGCTCTCCTCTGGTTGTTGTTCGGCTAGCACTGCTGTGTCCGTCATAAGATTGAACACGGTCCATTCCCACACTGATTTAGTCATAGCTTTTCTTATCTCCAAAGTCTTCATTCCAATCGTACCCGGCATTATACGCCATGATCTCTGCTGGGGTCATCTCTGCTGCCAGGATTGCTTGACCTACTCCTGTACCTCCTGTATAATAATGAGGCTTCCGAGGACGACTATACCAACTGTCCGCTGTCCCCCGATCCCAAGGACCCCCGTGACGAGAATTGAATACAGACTGGTCAGGTGCACGTAGGACAGGAGAACTATTGGTAGCTGGTGTACTCATAGTGGTAGTCATCATTACTTCCTCCTAGTAGCTAATATTGGTTTCAATTACGTATGCCAGGATACAGAACACTACTACTCCGATTACTGCTGCGATCATTGGGATCATATTATGCCTTTGTTAGTTCTGATATCATACGGCCAAGGTACTTGCTGCGCAGCTCTACTGGAGAATCATCCAGGACATAACAGAGCTCTGACTCAATATACCCCAGAGTGTACGCAAACACTCCTAGGTCAGTAGCACCGGCCGATATACGCTTGGCCTTGATACTGTCGATGAACTTGGATACTATCTGTCTCGTATCTGCATCTACCGGTACTGTAATTTGTGTATTCATTGTATTACTCCTTTTCTCATTGCAACAAAGATATTATCCCCCAGGGGGGCTATTAAGTCAACAGTTATTCCATTGCCCGGGCAGCAGCCAGCTTTGCAGGCGACCCAACAAACATCTTTGCCCCCTGCCGCATGAATTCCCTCAGCTCACGACGCACTTCAGATGGATACTCCTCCTCATACTCCTGAATGAATACGATTGACTCCAGAATCCCGTACCCCCGAGCCTGCTTGACATACTCGACTTCTGCCATTAGATTATCGAACATTATACAGTCTCCTTTTTATCCATCATCTCAAACAGAATGAACTTCGCAACATTCAACTGCTTGCGGACACTATCAGACGTCGTATCGCATCCATTTACCAACTCCTGGCAGTCACTCAAGATCCCAGCAACAACCATCTCCAGACCGCTGCAGCGGGCAGTGAGTGAATCCATGTACTCGCTGCGGATATCGTCCTTAGACATGCCAAACACGCTCTTTTCGTTTTCAGTCATTTCGTTTCCTTTACTAGTTAACATAAGGCTATTATCGGCCTCAAACGAAATTAAGTCAACAAGTATACCCCACTGAATCTGCGGGATCACAAATAAAGTTCTTCTCGGGCAGACTCTGCATGCTTACATTGGTTCCTATACTTGAATCCCTCGCAGGGACAGAATATAGCGTCATCACTTAGTTCTACACTATAATATTTCCCCTTACTCCCCTTTACCGATATTATCACCTTATCTGCAGCAGGAGCGTTGACATTACTATCCATTTCCAGGAAGCTTCGTCCTCTCGCAGAGAATGCAATAGGATTCTTGAACATCTCGATCTCACTGCACCCAAACTTAATATATCCGTGCATGTACCGTTTATTCTCATCCAGCAAATAGGTATGATTCAGAGTATCCCAAACTGTTGTTTCTTTATAAAGCCTCATCTATTCTCCAGGGTGTAATATAGGTGCGGAATATTGTTATACTCTAACTAACGCTATAATATATCTTTAAACTTGTCTTTTGTGCCTAGATATATCGATCTATATGCAGGCCAGAGTATGCAGCATACTTTAGCAGACCATTCTCGTATTGGTTTGATGTATGCCAGTATAAGTTGATTAGTTCTGTGTCTTTCATGAACATATAATTCCGATGAATGCGATGGGATTCTTGCAGGGCTTGTAGGCTAGATGCTTCATTACTATACTTTACCAGGTCATCCTCGCGTTTATGAGAGTTGATGCGACTTGTTTGTTCGCCTGCCTGTGCCACGTTATTCAGTAGTGCCATTGGGATCTTGTGTATTATCATTCTCTAGTCCATTATACATTATGTTCTAGTACTGTTCTACTCTGTACATCCCAATACAATTCAATTGCCTTCTTGGCATAGTCAGAATCAATGTATTGTCCAAGGATGGTATCCATATCAGCGCATACCTTTGCACCCCAAATTGTATTCTGTGTTCCTATCCTATACACCATCCCAATGATCTTACCATCAATATCATCGTAGAATACGGATTGATGGAATTCCTTCTCTTGCCATCTCTTCATTCTTTTACTCCTACGGAATTACCAATCACTTTATCTTTCGGGAGATCACATAACCATACGTCTGGTCTAGTCTTAAATACAGGACCTCTATTTTCCAGCATTGATAGCATGAACTCCATTCCATTATACATTCCAAGCTTGTATGGATCAAAGTTCCAATTGCCATTGTATCCCTGGACCTTTACCATCTCACGCAATTGTTCTAGTTCTTTCTTGATATTAAACTTATTAGACTGCGGTGGGGCAGTGTAAAGCGGAACGTGTTTTGCGAATGGAATATCTGTCTGCTCAAACCCTATCCCTCTGCTTGTATATCCTGCGCCGTTATTTACAGTCCATACCCACGCTACAGGATTGGGGTGTATACTCGTATCGTAATCACTCATCATTAACTTACCAGATATTTTATCATTGAGGCTATAGCCAGCAAATAGGTTAGACCTTTACCGATTGCAAATATGACTACCCACCATTGTTGCATTTCATGTTCTGTCATCATTAACTCCTATACACTTCAACAGTATTCAATATATTCTTGGCATAATTAATAGCGGTTTGTGAAGCAACATCATCTCGCATATACTGAGATACTTTATACGTTCTATCAAATTTCCAAAACAGAAAGTTTTTGTAATACACATCATACTCTTCCATATGAGCATCATATATGACTTTGGTTTGCATGAAAAGATGTTTCATTCTTCAACTCCAAAATGTTGTAATAGACCATTGGCACAATCACTGACAGCATCGTTATATGTTAGTTCATTCAATCCTACCCAAGATCGCAATCTGAATCTTGTACAGCTGCTTTAAATGCTCAACAGCAGATACCTTCAATGCATCAGGCCTGATCTCACCAAGGTACTTGACTGTCTTATCAATTGCTTCCTGAACATCCCTATGACAGACTGTATGCAGCTTCTTTCGTTCTGCTGTATGCTTCATGCAATCATCAGCAATCTTTTCCGGAGTAGAATATTCCTGGTTCCATATTGTATTATTAAGATGTTCCACTTCCTTCTCCAGATCTAGCCTCAGTGCCAATTCTGAATTGTAAAGCTGCTTATATTTCTCTGCTCTCTCTTTATGATCTTGTTCGTTCATTACGTAACCTCTCTATCTCAATTGCTGCTTCTTCTAATAAATCCGCAATACGATCTGGTCGACCTTCCTGCACAGACTTACGATCCGCAATCTGCCTACGAATCTCAGCCCTCTTACGCAATCGGTATACTATGTCGTCTTCATTCATTTCTTCTCTTCTACCCGAATGTTAATCCCAAAATGCTTCTTGATCACATCAGCATACTCATGACCAGTCCTGGCAGTCTTGTTCTTCCTGATCACTATACACGCCTCTAACAATAACAAGTGAGCCAACACCTCTGCATACAACGTCACATCCTGGTATATTCCAAAATGACAGTATATCTTACCATCCTTGGCTGGATACACTAACTTGGATTGCTGCAACAACCTTAATATCTTACTGTTGATCTTAGGTACCGGTGGCCCATCATTGTCAGTACTCATACCTGCCTCATCAAGAATCCTACAAAGTAAATGGCCAACAAACCAGAGTTGACAGCAATCAGACTCGTATCCTTCATCTTGATACTAGCAACCAACCAAGCAAAAGCCCCTAAGTTGAACATCACAACATTCAACGGATCTAATGCCAACGCAGTGGCAATTGCACCAACTAAAGTGAATACAGTCCCAGCCCACTTAAATATAACTAAACTATTCAATCTCATCTCTCACTAATAGGAATTGTGATCTCACCTGACATGATACTCTCCCTGGTCTCATTTAACATACCCCATTATCCCCCCCAAACAAAATTAAGTCAACAGACCACCTTGCAGGGGAGTGTTGACTTAATTGAAATAATACTATATGATGTTGCTAAATTAGTACCTCACAACAGCCTTTGGAGGAATATCCTGCTGCGGGACTCCCGATGCAATACACCGGAATGTTCCAAAGATGTGATACGTGTAGTTGGATAACTCCTGCGCTGCCTGAGCACAAAAGGTCTCAGACTGATACGTCCCAAGATACCTCCACCCACCATGATCAGTCTCTGTGATAGGAGACGTTGCCATTGTCCATAATAATAAAATATGCGGTGTCATTCACTCACTCCAAAGTAGTCTCTAATATGCCTGTCAACAGTGCTATGTGGTTGACCCAGTAGGTCAGCACAGTAGATAAAGTTCAGACACTCAAGTACAATCAGTTCTGAGAACTTTTCAATAGCAGGATCCTGGTCTAGCAAGTCATCCTCAGATAAAATGAACCCAGCACTCTCTGCTAACTGTCTAATATTGTCATTCATTGCTTACTGTGAACCTCAAGAACATATTTGGCCTTGTTCACTATCCAAGGATCCCTCAACGGAAGATGGTTCCCAGTAGCCCCAGTCCAATCTTTGAAATCAAAATCATAGAATCCAACCTTGCAATGATCAGGATACTGCGTCTGCAATACCTCCAACTCATCTGCCCACGTCTGCCACACATCATCAGATATAATTGACTCATCAAGCTCGTAGTAGAGACATGAATGAATCAACATCTGATGACGTCGACGCTTAATAAGACTCTTGATCTGATCTGCAGTCACAACTACTCTCCACCAAAGTACTCAATGATCCGACTCATCGATTTAATTAACTTCTTGTGATTAGTAATATCGTCTGGATGCAACCAGCTCCCTCCCTCCTCGGCCAACAACTCCTCACGCAAAAAATCACGATGTTCCATAAGCTGCGCTATAACAAGTTCATCCAACGTACTCCCTGATACCTCAACCTTAGTACTGCCCTCAATAATCTTATTTCCCATACTATCTCCAAAGTGATGTTTCAAATCATGTATAATCTGATCTACTGGTGGTGTGTACAAGAACCCCTCCATACCATGCTGACTAGATCGAATAACCTCGTACACTTCCTCTAACAAGATCTGATTGCTAACCTGACGCTTCCTCCATCCACTCATACCTGATCCCTCATCAATCGATTGAACTTACGCAGAGCCTTTCCAAACTCACCACCCAGCTCCTCTACTATATCTCCCAACCCAAACTCACCATTGTCAGCCACTATCCACTCGGCAATTGAATACTGCCTCGTCTTCTCGGAATAATGTAACGTATATGTGATATCCATCATCACTCCTTAATCTAGATTTACTATTTCCATGGTCACAGCATCAATAATGATTACCACACTCATAAGAACAAACAAGATTCCTGTCCATGTATGATATTGACTCAGTTCCAACACACCAGTAATACCGGCAACTGCACCAACAACATACCCCAATATTTTTCTATATTTTCCTAACATATTCAATATCCTCCCGTCATCTTTTTAGATAGGTCCGAATATATCTTTTGAACCTGAGCTTCTGTAATACTGAATGTCTTGGCTATATCAACGATCCCCTTGTCGTGATCCTCTTTTGATAATCTACCCAGAGCCATTAGCTTATTTTCTATTACGTGTATCACTGGCGGTATCATACTCATACGTACTCCAGTTCTTGAACAGGGAAACGGATCTTACCTTCGTAATCCAGCTGATCCTTCTCAAACTCGGTAAGGTAGTTGTCAGCCACTACTTCCCAGTTGACGATACTCTCCTGGAAACCTTCATTGTCACATTCAATCTGCGAGCGCAGGGCCATAACAGTCTCCGTGACGTTGTTGACATTGATCTTCTTGACCACGTAGTCCATGCCACCCTTAGCTTTCCAGTACTGCGGACACTGACCGGTGCCATCCCAATCGTGAGCACCGTAGTTCTCATACACTTGCGTCTGAATAATTAATTTCATTGTGCTAACTCCTCTGCAGATGGAATGTAAACGTAGTCTTCTTCGTCTTCGACATATATCCAATATCCCACGATCTACTCCTTAGGTAAACGAACAATTAACGACCAGCCATCATCCTTAATAGTATAACCAGTTATACCAGCATCAATCAAGCAGCTACGAATGTCACGATATACATCATCTATATTAGGAACTGCTCTTACGTAGGTTTTAACAGTCTTGCATTTTTTGTAGTCGTTTGTAAAGACAAACTCGGAAATAACTCCGTGTTTACGAAGCACGGCACGAACAATTCGTGTTGCTGGAATGAATTCTTTAATCATTTTATTTCTCCTATCAATTAACCATATAGCTATTATAGGCCTCAAACGAAATTAAGTCAACAGTCTAATCCCCACATTCTATGCGGTATTCTAGCCCTTATCAGGTTTTCTTACTAGTAAATTTACGAAGTACCTGCTCTGCATCTGGATATTCTGTCAACCCCATCAATGCAAGCTCCGTATCAACGGCTACCTGTCTTTCATCAAGCTCTTTCGAGTACTTCCCCAGTAACTCCTCTGCATATTCAATGTCCTCCTGTGATACTGTTTTATACCACACAAACAAGGTTTCGGGGTCAGAGTTAAGCAAGAAGTCAAGGTTATCTCTATCTTGTTTATCCATTCAATCCTCCTTAGTTGACCAACATATATTTTGCAAGTTGATTCCAATCAGAACCACCAGCCTGACGAATCTTTGCAATTGTAATCAAGGTACGCAAGTTAATCTCACGAGCCTCATTCTTATTCTGCTTCAAGAACTCAAACGCTTCGATCTTCTGTATCGTAGGAACAGATGAGAGGAAGTTAGGCTGGTTCATGATGTGTTCCATACGATCAATCTTCTGATCAACAGTCATAGACAAATCAACACACATCGAACGACTACGCAAGGCCTGACTAATCTTATCCTGAGTCAGATTAGAGATGAACACTACTCCACCAGTGAACTTGAATGTGCGTGGCAGATTCTCATCATTGATGTTTGAATTCCAGGTAATATAGCGGTTATCATACGAGTCAAGAGCACCCTTAAGCAAGTTGAGAGCATCAGCATCTTTCAAAATAGAATCACAATCATCAAACACAACAATCGAGTCACGGTTCTCATACAGAACTTTGAACAGCCCTTTAGCTGTCGAGAATCCTTTGATCACCACGAACATCTTACTGGACGTAACCACCTCACCAACTTCACTCTCAGCTACGATGTCAGTCACATTCCGTAAACCAGCCTTAGTCAGCGATTCAATAACGGTGTGAGTCTTACCCAATCCACCTTCACCAGTAACAACAACAGAAGGAGTAACACGATTAGCAATCATACCAACAATCTTCTCTACGAACTCGAATCGTTGGTTAATAGGAAACTCAACAGCCTTACTATCAGCAACTGGCTCTTCTTCATACCCCTGAATTTTCTGCTTTAGATAGTACTTGTTCTTGGAGCGTGCAATCTCCTTACCAGCATCATTGAAAGCAATAAACGTACCACCCACGTTGCGGATATCCATATTACTTACCTCCATATGCGTAGCAATCATTATCGTACGACTGGGATGAGTACATAAGCATTTCACCACCTGCACACATCTCGTCAACGTACTCATTATACATGATATCCACAGTCGACTCAACTACTTCCTGAGCCAGGATCTGTAACACCGTATTTGCACTAGCAATCATGTAAACTCCAATTCATCAGTCAATATAGCTATTATCGGCCTCAAACGAAATTAAGTCAACATAAAAGTTCTTCTGGATAATCAAGGAGTTAGTCGACATCAAACCACAAATCTCTGCCGGAGACTCTGCCGCGAAGGTATTCCTCCTCTTCGCTCGGGGGGAGAGGGATACCCATATCTTCTATTGTTGGAATTACAACGGTTGCATCAGTTATAGATCGCTGAGCAGCTCTCATTACGTTGGATAACTTCCATTTGTGCTCTTCAGATGCATCTGTCTTATGATATGCAGAGACGGCTAATCCCTTGTTAAGTTTGTCTAACTCGGAATGCTCTCTAACATTGGCACAGCTATAGCTGCAAAAAGTGCCTCGCTTGATGTGTTTGGTACCACAGCGAGGACACTCTTTTTCAGGTCTAATTTTCTTATGGCGGCCCATTGAAATATGCTTTGGCTTTAGTCTTTGCCTCGTCAATAGTCATAGCATACACTTCAACAACTGCAGTACCATTTGTTATGGTCATGCTGTATGGTACAACTCCATCAAATTGAAAATCTTCTGGAATAGGAACAACTATCTTCCATTTCTGGAGGTTCTTCATCCTATTTAGAATTTGCTCAAGATTTGCGTCAATGGCCACTGGACATTCCCTTTAACTCACCAACAACTTCAAGGTAAGATTGTTTGATGCAGAAAGGGATGCTGCTGTCGATATAAACATAGCACATCTCATACTTTTCATCGATTGACGCCTCAACATATCTGATATGATCAATGTTAAAGGTTACGTACACTCCATCAGCTCTCAGTAGAGTGATAAATTTCATGTGATCTCCAATAAAAAAAGACCCGACCGAAGTCGGGCCAAAACATCAACTTAACGCTTAAATACTCGTGACACATAGTAGTATGCATTAGCATACGTAATCTTCAACTCTTTCTGAATCAGCTGAGCAATCTCACCGTTAGTCTTATCCTTGTTAGCATCAAAGATACCCTTAGCTACCTGCTTCTTATCATTCGAACGAGCGGGCTTAACAGGCTTGAACGATGTCGAGGATGAGCTCTCACCAGACGTTGATTCCGTTTCAACAAACACATAAGGCATATTGGTACGGATCTTCTCTAACTTAGCCTCAGCAATCATAGTAGCATTACCCGTATTGTACTCATCTTGAACAATAGCTTGCTCAACCATTGCCTTAGCCATGATTCGAGCAGAAGCAAGATCATACTGATCAGAACCACCTAGATCAGAGATGATTGAATTAGCATATCCAAGAGGATCAGACGATAACCCAATATCCTCACCAACTTGCTGAATAGCCTTTACAACCGAGTCAGACTTGATGCCATAGGAAGTAAGGATCTGCTTTGCATTGACGATAGTATTCATGTATTTCTCCATAATATATAATTGAACTCAACTCACTACAAAGTCCATCATAAACAATTACGGAAATTAAGTCAACTGTTTGTTTTTTAGTAATAAGTTAGTAATTACCTAACGCCAAACATGATTAGGTTAGGAATGAGGGTGGGAAACATCTTGTGGATGTCTTTGAAGAAATCACGGTCGTTGTCGTAGTTGTCGCTGCGACCGTTGTTTTGTTGATTCTGCTGGGAGACTTGAG